GCACCTTATCCCAGCTTGCCTTGCCGTCAATGTATGCAAACACATCAAAAGCGTTACCGGTTTGATGGTTTGATTTTTTAACGTAGCCGTCAAGTTGAGACTTGCCAGCTTTAAACAGTGCATTCTGCTGCTCAGCGGTACGCAAACCGCCATCTTTAGGTATGCCAAAATCAATCAGGCTGATAGTTAGCGCCAAATTAATGACGTCAATCAGCTTTGTGTTGACGCCCTGCAGGTTTCGCTTGCTAGAGATTGATAGTTTAAACATCCGTCACCCCAAATAAGCTTGTAACGTTATCGTAAATCAACCCTGGCCACCCACGCATCAGATTTTGCCATCCAATTGGTGCCAACGGCCATGAAATAACTGTTTGGCGCGCCATGTATGCGCCGTATGTAGTTAACGTATGTCATGCCAAGAAATGAGCCGCCCGCGTAATGCAGTATGTCTGGCGTTGGAAAAATCACGCCACCATCTGGAGCCATGACACCACTTGTGTAGTTATGATTTAAATCCATAACAAACTCTGATTTGCCACTAGTTATTTTGTATAACTTTGGCTCGGATTTTGTCGGATCCATGCTGTTGCTTATTGCAGCAAGCGCAACTAACTCACCATCAAACGACTGTAAATCTTTTAAAAACAGCAATCCGCCAGCGTACCACAATTCAGGCTCTGACCAGCTGCATCCATCAACTGATTTAACATGCCAAATATTTTCCCTCAAATCAACAAAGCCATCAGGATGATCGTTATAAACGACATGCACATACTCACCATCATAGTGAGACAGCATGTAATGCCCCATACCATCGTTTACTATGCGTTGATTATTACAGCTTGAGTATATATTTCTAGTTGGGTATGGGTTTTCTGTGGTGTTATAAACAGTGTAAAGATGCAACAGCTTGCCTTTGACATTGTGCAGTTGCGGATAAGCCTTGTATGAGTTACTTTCTATTCTCTCCCAAAGAATACCATCAAGCGACCTGTACATAGCTCCATTTGCTCTAACTCCGACAGTTGAAACGGCTAAGTACAAAACATTCCCTATACATTGTATAGCTCCATTTTGGTGTGCGTCATTTAAAGCATTGTTGTGAACTATGCCGTAGTAACCAGTTTTCAAGTTTATGACGTTTACGTTTACACCATTTCCTGTGTTGTCGCTGAACGTTGCGAAATCACCAACATAGCAAGAAACCGCCGATGGCAAATGCCTCTCAGTATAAGTGCCAAGAATACCGTTGTACTTTGGGATGCCGTTAAAATACTGCGGCAACTCGTACCAAGTTGACTTTACGTTGTAATGAGTTATTACAGGTTTTCTTTCTATGATTGGCGGAGTTACTTCTTTTTCGCTACCGCCACCGCAACCAAAAACTACAAAGGTGATTAAAAGCGCTAAAGTAATTTTTTTCATTTAACACCCCTAAGAATTGCTATTCTGCCACCGATAGATTCAATCCTGAAAACCTAAAATGCTGACCTACTGGAAGGTGTTTGTTAATCTGAGCCTCCGTCACCTCACGCTCACCAGAACCATCCCGATCCGTGAAAGTTATTTCCCGCTCAGCAACGCCATCTACAAATTCAAACATAACGGTCTTGCCTTTAGCACCTAACAACCCTTCTAACGGTACAGCAAAGCTATCGGTTATTGGTAAACTACACTCAATTCGGTAAGTGTTTGGCACATTGATTTGCGCAACGTGACGGGTTTTTGATTGCCCGTCAATTGTTACAGACATTGAGCCTGCGTATGGATCAACAACATTGCCTGCAGACTCAACCTTGTGAGTGCCATTATCAAATAAAATATTCAGACTCATAGTATTGGCCTTGCGTTATAGTTAACTTGTACTGCTGTGTCTGTAGCGGTTTGCAGCTCAAGCAGTAATGAGTTATTGCAATATATTGGCTCTGATGGATTTTGAGTTGTGCCGGTAATCGCACCAATCAGCCTCAATACAGTTGAAGATGTAAAAGTATCATTCCATACAACGACACTATCAACGGTTAGCTTCACAGTTAGGCTTTCAGCGGTTAAGCCGTTAAGCTCAAGCATAAATAGTTGCCACTTACCAGTTAATGATAATGCTGTAACTAGAGAGCCTGCAGGGTTGACAGTTACTTGTTTGAATGATCCAGCATTCAGCGTTGATGGGTAATTTAAATCAGGAGCCATCAATACTATGCCGCCGCCGCCAACCAAGCTGCTTAATGGGATATCAGCCATTTACTATCTCCAAAATATTTTCCGCGACATATACTAAATGCACTGTATCTCCCGCACGCAATGTCAAATCATTACCAGCTGTAGCGTTACCTGCAGCGCCTCGTATTGTGTAGCTAGGATTTAAAATTCTGCACAGAGAATCACTGTTTGCTGTGCAATGCAAAACCAAAAAATCATTAACAGTAAACGCTGGCAATGTTATATCAACATCAGCTCCGATTGCCTGTACGTTGTTTTGGCTGTTAGCGGGTACAACAGTATTAGCGGTTATTAAGTCATTCCAGCGCACGCCGGATACAAACGCCCAATCTGCATTGCCCGGCGTTGGCTCTGATGCCGTTACGTCAGCAAGCGGCGTTAGTAGTTGCCAAAATGCGCCGTTATGCCTAACTGATGAAGGCAAGGCTAATGAGCCGGCTAATGCTGACCAATCGCCTTTAAAACTAGCGCTTGATGCTGCACTTGCAGCAGACGCTGCTGCACTGGATGCGGATGCAGCTGCGGCTAATTTATCGCCATTTATCTCGCCCGCCGTGGTGTTTATAGCGCCAACCGTAGTATTGATATTTGGCACCAGTGTAACAGCCTGGTAATCAGTCCAAGTTATCGCCGCATTGGTGAAATCTTCCGGCGATTGCGTCGCTCGGTTTGGCACCACACCGCTGTATGGCGTTATCGTTGGCACAGTCATTATGTTAAGCCCTCAACCTGTATCGTCATATCAATGACGCTAGGCGTTGTGATGTTTATTTGCGCATCTCTATAATAACCAAAAACAGCTGTGCCGTCATTAATATCTGACGGATTGCCGATCCAGACTGTCGGCACTGTTGATAGCGATTTAAGCTGGTTTTTCACAAATCCAAATAAGTTTTTAGGTAAAAAACAATCGTAGTCCATCAGGTCAGCGGTGCGACGACGTACAATATTGAAGTTACCAAACTCGTCTCGCTCTTTAACGCTGAAATCCAAACCTTGCCAGCCAGTACCATAAACAGCAGTGCCAAGAGACGTTTGCCTGCCGTAAACCAGAGTTCCAATGCCAAGCTCTCCGCCTGCTATTTCAGCTGTTATATCTAGCACTCCGTTTGGGTACGCAGGCAAATCAAGAAGCACAAAGCGCGTCAGCTCTATGATTGGCTCGAAAAAGTAATCATACCAACCGTTTATGGCTGAATTGTCACGCATCAGGATTGTTTTGGTGTAAACCTCAACGCTATCTGCGGTCATAGTGACAGTTACGCTATTAGCGCCTGTTACGTTAAATGCGGCAACAGCATTAATCAACTGCGCTGGGGTGATCACTATGTTTAAATCATCATCTGCCAGCGTCTGAGTGCCGTTAACTCCGTCAAACATAGCCCAGCGGTTGGTCGGGCCAATATCAACCCATGTTGGCGGGTTGGCCAAAACACCAACTTCTGGATCATCAGTTGTCGATGGGTCAGCCGTAACCCGGTAGCGCCTATGGGTGCTGACTTTTACGCGCTCATCGCCAAGGTTGTAAGTGCCAGCAGCCCACGCTATTTCCCCAAGCGAGGCGTCAGGCTCAGGCGCGCTGCTGCTAGTTAGCGTAGCGTCGGTTGTTTGTATTGGCCTAACTACTATCATACGCTAACTAAGACCTCTTGATTAATTTCCATCCGCTGCAGTATACCAGAAGTGCGCTCAGATGACTTAGCGATTGCGCGTAATGCTGCTGCATTGTTTTCACGTTCCTGCTTAAGTTGCTCGCGTAGCTCAACCTCGGTTTCCGTCTGCTTATCTGGTTCAGGTGCAGCGGTCTGCGGCTTCATTGATTCAGCAAGGGCTGAAAGTGAGCTATTAAAGTTATTAACAGCGTCGGTAAGCGACATTATACTTGTATCGATACCAAGTAATGCGTTTAGCTGCTCCTGACTATCTAACAGTATAGCATCTAATCGCGCAATCTCATCTTGATAGGCTTTTTCAGCAAGCGAAAGCATTGATTCAGCATTAGCAAGCTGCTGGTCTAGCCTGCTCATTTGCCCATCATAACCAAACTCATCAAGCGCCTTTTGTGCCTCTTGATATTTCTGGATTGCTTCGGACAGTGGCAATATAGTCGTATCAATGCCAAGCAGCGCGTTTAGCTGCTTATCAAGTGCCGCTATTTGCTCCTCTGCCGCCTTATCAAGCGCTGCTATTTGAGCGGCAGCTGTATCCTGTACTGCAATGATTTGCCGCTCTGCTGCATCAGCGGCACGCTCAGCTGCACTAGCGCGACTGCCTGCAAGTTGACCTATCTCGTTTAATCGACCAGCCTGCACCGCCTGCGCTGCTTTAAATTCCTCTGCACTACCAAAACCTGACGCATCAACATCTGACGGGCTAAGCCGCTGAGCAAGACTGAAGTCCCCACGGCGAGCAGCTTTTAGAGCTTGCTCAACGGTAACTGAGCTAATAGCAAATTGCTCTTGCAGCCGCTTCAAATCGCCAGCAACTTGACGCGCCATTGACGCCTCGGCACTCAGTGATTCAATGCGAGCATTGGCGGCAGACTGTATAGCTGATTTTTCTATTTCAAGCCGTGACTGTATCGCCGCTTTTTCAGCGTTGAATGAGTTAACCAGTGCGGTTTCCGCATTAGCCGCATTGTTCTGCAGCGTTTCGTACTGCTGCTCAATAGCGCGCTTAACGCCATTAATGCGTTCAACCTCAGCCCTATAAGCGTCTTGCGACGCTGCATAAACCGCCTGCGCCCTGTCTTTTTCAACTTGGATGGATTTCTGCAGCATTGATAGCGCTGCTTTTGCTGCACCCTCGTAGTCAGTCAGCGCGCCGGTTTGCTTTTCAATCTGCTTAAAATATTCCGCCATGCCTGGCACTAATTCCATCAGCGCAGCGAAAGCCTGCTGACCAGCTTCGGTGGTTAAATCCAAGCTATCAACAAGCGCCCTGAATCCTTCGCGCGTCAGCGGCAGCTCAAAACCTAAGCCTGACATTGCCTCTGTCAGCGACTTAGTTAAAAAGTCAAGCTGTTCAGATTCGCTGAAAAACTCTTTAAAGTACAGGTTTACCGAATCGCTAAACTCCTCTAAGCCACCCATCATTGTGATGATTGATTGAGCTACATCAATGCGCATCAGGTTTGACATATCGCCAAGTGACTGACCTATCATATCTAGCGCATCGTTAAACACAGCTTGCTCTTTTGCTACGCGCAGCAGAGTTTCAAGCGCGCCCTCGCCTATTTTCTGGTATTCTTTAATTTGCGGCAGCACGTATTCAGCAAGCAAATCGCCCTGCTGGCTGATAACATCCTCAAGCTTTTTCTGTATCTCCTCGCCGCTTAACCCCTCAAAGCTGATGCTGCCAATGCTTATATTAAACGACTCGATTGTTTTTGACATATCAACGCCAAGCACATCAATAGCTCCAGAAACTGCATCGGCAAGATAAACAAATATACCGCCGATTTGCTCAAGTATTGCATCTTCAAGCGCTGTTGTTTCTGTGCGCGTGCTGGTTTTTTTGCTTAAGCCGAATAGCTTTTTCTTTGTGGTTTCAATTACGTTGTAGTAATAGCCCTCAAAGCCGCCAGCAATTATATCGCCAAGCTCTTGCGTATCAAACTTAATCCCCGTGTCAATGAGCTTGCTTTTAGTGCTACCGAAAATACCACCAAGCACAGCGCCAACAATGTTATCTCCCAGAGCGCCAAGAATAGATGACAAACCAAGCTTTTCGGCAATATTGATTATGCCACTTGCGTTTTGTTTTGTACCAAGCCCTGATACCCCAGCGCCACCAAGCTGACCTCCCGTCAATAGCGAGGTGGCAAGCTGAGATATGCCATTGGTAAGACCGTTCATCGCGTCCCGTATGCCGCGCAGCTCTGCTAACTGGTCTAGCGCTATATCCTCAAATGCTGCAGCAGAGTTTGACACTGACGCGCTTGGATCCTCGCTACCTAGAGCTGTGCCAGCGCCTGAGTTTGTGGTTGGAGCGCCGCCACTTGAGCCGCTAAATGCAATACCAGCAACGCCAAGCACACCCGCCATAATGCCAATCATTGCTGCGATACGGCCAAACGCGGTATAAGGGTCTCCAGAGCCTTGGTTTGCTACCGCTGCAACGGCGTTGGCTACGGCTTTTTCAGCTGCTAGAGCAATCTCAACAGCCGCGAATGCTGTTTCAAGGCGGTGCAGCGCTTGGCGCTCTTTTGACTGCTCTTTAAACGCCTTAGTGGTGACGCCTGCTAATTTGCTTACTGCACTAATGTTGCTTGCAAACATATCATGCTGGATTTCAGCAAGTGCAAGGTCTGCGCGTGCTGCCTCTTCGCTGCCTTCTGCGTATTTTGCGCGCTCTGCAGATAGCTTGCCCTGCAGGTCGATTAAATCTTCCATACGGTTAGCATAATCACCAATGACAGACGACACGCCGCCAAATGCATTAATGATTTCACTGCCGGCCTGCGACCACGCGCCGCCAAAGTCTTTAGCTTGGTCGATTAACGTGTCAAGCTCTGAGGTGTCAATATCATTAAAGCCAAACAGTCCGCCATCCATCAGGCTATCTAATCCATTAGATGCATTGCGCATATCCTGCAGAGCCTTTACGGCTGCCTCAATACCAGCAATCATTGCCGGTGTCGCGCCGTATGCTATGGCGTCCATTTTAGCTTTTATTAGCTCAAACTCGTCAGCGCTAAGTATCAACTGCTGGCGTTGCATTTCCAGCGACAAAGCTTGACCCGCAAACGATTCGCGCAGCTTGTCGGCTGCTTTTATGGCTTCTTGCTGGGCTTTTGTTAGCCGTTCAACTGCAGGCGCTGAACCTCCATTTATAATGGTTGACAGCTCAGCGCTTTGTGTCTTTAGGCGGGTCATTTCCGCATTTAGCGTCTCAGCAGCAGCAGCCGATTCAACAACGGCATTTTTAAACTTGTCGCCGAATATGGCTTGCAGCTCTTCACTTGTCGCTCCAGCTGCCAAGCTCATCTGTGATAGGCTGGTTTCTATCTGCTCCATGCGCTCAGCAATGCGAACCTGCAGCAATTCAGCTTGCGCCTTGGTTAGCTTCTCCATTGATCCGGTTAGCTGCTCTATTTCGGTTTTTAGTTCAGCAGATGACCGCTTGGCTAGGTCTGTTTCTGCGGCGTATGAGTTAAAAGTCAGTGCAGCAGTGCCGATAACGGCGATAACTAAGCCTATCGGACCAAGAGCAACTTTAACCGCATTACCAAGCGCTGTTGTGGCTACTGCAGCTGTCGCGCTAACGCCTGCCATGCGAGCTAAGGCTATTTGATAGCGTATTGATTCAGCAGTGGCTAACACAAAACCTGCTGCAGACTTGTACAGAGCAGGTATCATTGATGCTGTTAAGACTAATGCTGCTGCTCCAGCTGACTTTATTATTGCATCTATGTTTTCGCTGGCAAATTCAATGCCATCGCCTAACGCAGCGCTAGCGGCAGTGATTGATTCCATGCCGCCGACAAACTCGGTTATGTTAGTGTTGGCGTTTTGGATTGACTGCCCGAATGTTTTTTCCGTTTGGTCTGCCATAGTTTGCGCAGTTTGCTGATACTCTTGCAGTGCATTAACAAGTATTTCTGCGGTGATACCGCCAGTTGCTGCAAACTCTCTTAGCTCGCCCCTAGTCATGCGCAGCTTTTCTGCTAACGCATCCATGATACGCGGAGCGCCCTCAGCAACAGAATTAAACTCGTCACCGCGCAGCGCGCCAGCTGATAAGCCTTGAGCTAGTTGCCTTATTGCTCCGGCTGCTTCTGTGGCTGATTTGCCGTTGGCTAAAAACAGATTGTTTATTGTGCCGGTTATGTCAGCAACTTGCGCTTGCGATATTCCCAAGTCTGATGTTGCGCGTATCAGCGTAGTGTAAAGGTCAACCGTTGATTTTAAATCTGATCGCGTGTCTTTAGACAGCTTTAGTAGCATTGTGCGCTGGCTGATTAAATCAGCCTCGCTTTGTGACACTTGCCGCAACTGGCTGTTAATGTTACGCCATGCATCAGACTGCGTTATTAGCTCCCGTGCAAGCTGCGCAGAGCCTAAAGCAGCAAACGCCGCGCCCAAAACGCCAATGGTTTTGGTTAGCGCCGACATACTGCCATCAAGCCTTCCGCCTGCTGCGGACAGCCTGTTAAGGTCTGTTTCTGCTGCTTTTAATTCCGAAGTGTTAGCTCGGAAACCAATCTCTACTAAGTCTGCCATGGTGTGCCCCTGATGCGGTTTGGTTTATTATAGCGCACTGGTCGGAGTTGTTAAACGGGTTAATTGTGGTAGGGTTGAGGTGTCTAAAATGTGGGGGAATAAACAAATGAAAACTTACTTTATACTTGACGGACGCGCGCACCATGATGTTGATGATGCGTGCATAATTGAATGCTTTGAAGCTGCTGACAACGCAAGCGCCTTGCTTTATTTAGGTGATAATTATTTTGGTTTTGATTACGTTTTAACTGATGAGAAATCAAATATTATTCATTAAAAAGCCCCATAAGGGGCTCATCTTTCCCTAGCAGACAGCATTTCTTTCATGCGCATTTGATTGTGCCGCTGTATGCGCTCAATTACGTCATCGTCAGTCGGCTCAATAGGTGGCTCGCAGTTTGGCGATTCGCCTTTTTTTACCCAGCTGCAATACGCCTGCGACATCTGCCTGAGTGCCTGGCACTCCCTTGGTATCAGCCCGTAACGCATTGACCGGTTCAGCGCGTCAATCTCAGTCCATGTTAACGGCGCTAACCCCATGCCGCCTGATTGCGCCATGCCGCTACTCACAAAAACACTAACAAGAAACTCACATGGCTGGTCAGGATACCACGCCGCATCACCGTAATATTCGACGCGGCTAATGGTTGGTCCGTCTTTAGTTTGCTGATAGCTGCTGTGCATCCACCCTAAATAGCCAGCCCATGTTACGAGATCACTTGTTAGGCTTTCATAAAATTTGCACGGTCAACAATAAACGCTTCAACCTGTTCGCGCAGCCACGGGTATTTCAGATACATTTTGATGCAGTTATCGAAATTGCACTCTAATTCCGTTTTACCCTCAGCAATGCCAGTCCAGCTGGTAGTTAAGCGCGCCAGCAGCTCAGCACCTTTAAGCTTAGCTTCGTCTAGGTCAACTTTTTTGTTGCGGCCACTGCGATTATTGAGCGACTGCTCAGCCCGCTTTTTAATCTCTTTTTGGTAGATGTCAGAGTCCTGACCCAAAAGCGTGATTGTGGTGCCTTCTAAATCATCACCCGTTGACGGGTGCGTGACTTGCATAACAGCGCCAGCATTAGCGGCGGTAGTGACGTCTAGTTTAGTGAAATCCATTATGTAACCTCATCAGAGTTAAGCATCCTAAAAGTAAGTTGACGGCGCTGGATGGATGAGTTCCAGCAAGCTGCGCGAGCCGACTGCCGCCGAGTTAATTGTAACTGGTTGCACCAGTTAAGGCAATGTACTGGTTAGACCAGTTTGGCGGTAAGTGTGTGTTATAGTGCTTGTGGTAACTAACTGGAGAGTAAAAATGTCAAAACTAAGCAAAGCTGCAAAAACAGATTTAATCAACAAATCCGTAACCGTTCTTTTTCTTGATAAGTTCAAAGAACTTGACGAAAAAACATCATCCTTGATAGCTGAAATACTTAATAGCCACGCGCCTTATGTATCAGCCAAGCAAAAAATATCAGACCTATCAAAAGAAGAGCGGGCAACAATTTATCTTGGGCATAATTACAGAGTTTGTGAAATTGATTCGCATTCAATTTACGCAAAATATTGCTACAATGGAAAGCAAATCAGGATTTCTGAAAGAAGTTACCATTACCCTCGCACAACCTCAGGTACAGAAACGCTTGCTTATCGCGTTGAGTCAGATTCATTTTGCGCAGATCATGGCAGGCTATCAGTGCTTAAAGGTAGCGCTTATGCTGAAAATGCCATTGCTTTGCGTGATGAATACAAAGAGCTGTTTTCTTTAATTAGCGATGTTGAAAAAGTTGTAATGTCAGCATCGACCGCAAAGCAATTGCAGGAGCTATCACCAGCGTTGTATGACATGCTACCAAAAACTGCAGTGTCAACCGCATTAATTCTGGCTGAATCATTATGCCGAGTTAATGAGATGCTGGCAGGTAAATAAACAAAAGCCCCATAACGGGGCTTTATCTTACAATGGATCGCAAATGAACCAACTATCAAAATCAACTAAGCCCATCGTCATAATGGGAGGCGCGCCAAGACTTGTTAAAGACATGGCAAAAGTTCCGGCCGATGCTGTGCGCGTGTCAGCAAACTGGCACGCATTGGCGCATTTCAGCGCTGATTACATGGTTTTTATTGATGACATCGTAGGCGGAAAGCCGGTGCAGTCGTTTATATGGCAGTACGGCGTGCCAACAATATCCTTTCGCGGCTATGCTAATCATATTGCTGAATTCCCATACCCGCGCCCCGTTAACACCGGCATTTATGCGGCATGGCTAGCGGCACAATCTGGTCAGACTGTCTATCTTGCTGGCTTTGATTTTTACAGTAGCGGCAAATACATAAGCGGCAATAAAGCTCCTGATAAAAACCTTAAACAAGAATATTTCAGCAGGTGCATTGCCAATTTGAAGCGGTTAACAGATGGCGCTGATTTGCGAGTGCTAAACCCAAAAATAAAGCAGGCATTAAAAAGCCCCATTTAGGGGCTTTGTTTATTAGGTGCTAAACGGCACCTCTACAATTGACTTGTTAAACTCAATCGTCATTGATGTACCGACCATCGAGTTAGCAGAGCCTGGGTTTTTCGTACCGCTAAAACACTTACCAACCGTGTAATCGTCCTGATTACCTGGGTACTCGATACGCACTGCGATTTGGGTGTTTGGCTGCAGCGCGTTAGCTCGCAACAGCTGCTGACCTACGTCCTCAGCAACAAAAGCCGCCTCAACGCCAACTGAACCATAGTTGATAAAGCCGCCATATTTCTCGTCAACGCCGGTTGATAGCGGCTGATGCGTTACGACTGCAGCGGTGGGGCCATATGCAGGGATAGTTGTTACGTTAGTAACCTCTGTCCAAGTTAAAGCTTCGTAACCAGCAGCGTCAAACGTCGCTGGCAGTGCGGCGGAAACGTAAAGTTTCACGCCTGTAGATGTCATTACTCCGGCCATTTCTGACTCCTATAAAATTTATAACAAACGTTTGTCATCCGACGCTTAGTATAACTGGTAAGACCAGTTAGCGCAATTTAGCAATTCTGTCGTCAAGGATGCCAGGTAACTCTGCAATGCTGATGCGCACCATGCCGCCGGGCGCTTGCTTTGACGAGCCGTATTCAAGAACCTCAGCATAAGGCAGTGCATTAACAAAATAAAACGTGCTGCCAATGTCGAATTTACCCGCCACAACTTGCACGCCGTTGATTGCTATCGATCCAGATTTATCCGCTATTTCTGGTGACGTTGTTGGCTGCATGTTTTGATGCGCTATCCAGCCGCCACGGGCACGCCCTGTGTCAACCGGAGTCTTAATGATGATACTAGTGCCAAGACCTACCAGTGTTTCTCGCACAACCGTTTCAAGCTTTTTATTGCTCAGCTGTGCAATCTGATTTAACTGTCTGAATACACTAGCCAATGCGATTGCCCCACGCTGTGCCGCTAATCTCAACCATTGTGTGATACCAGTTAGGGTCGTTTGGGTTTTCGCGCACAGTAACGCCTTCGATTTGCACAAACCCGCTGGCAAAAGCCAGCTTAGTGTTGCGCGGGTAAAGCGCTTCAACTTGGTCAGACAATCCAGTGCTTGCAATATCGTTACTGCCCTTTGGTGCAAAAACGTCAATCTGCACTAGCACTGGCTGCCGGTCTAAATCAGCAAGTCCGTAACTTATGCGCTGCGGGTAAAAGATGGTAAATCTCAGCCACGGCGTGACAGACGGCGTTGTGAATTTAAAGTTAGGCCATTTGATTTTATCTGACGCAACAACTGCACCGTTAATAAGCGCCTGCATCATCACTGCGCGGATTTGGGATTTTGTCATGCCTTCCTCACCTGCAAAGTCCAAACCGCATCAGCAGCATCTTTGCTTGCGTTGATGATGTTGCACGAATTGCCGTCAAATGCCACAGTCACGCTATCAGTGCGCGGGTCTAGCGTTAATTCCTGCGCGCGCACAAGCAGCTTAAAATCGTTAACCTGTATTTTCTGACCATCAACTTCTCGCGCTGTGTAATCCTCGCGTATTGTGCCAGCGCTATTGACGATTGGCGGAGAGCCGCCCGTGACAACGCCTGTTATCGGGTCCTGAGTGCCGCCAGTGCCGGGCTTAATAAATACAGCAGGCTTAACCAAATCAGCAAACTTGGTGAATATCTTGTCGGCAATGCCTTGGAATTTAGCTCTTGTGGTCATATCGCGCCCCGTTGTTATTGGGTGATTATAGCACCGCATAACTGGTCATACCACTACGCAGTAAAACCTGTGCTAGAGTGTGGCTGTCGTTAGATAATTTTTGGAGAATGATTATGGAATGCGTTCACTGTGGTTACCAACTACCTGAAGAGCCTCACGATACAACCTTTTGCAACTACAATAGCAAAAGGTATAGTGAGGGTACGCATACTGGTAACATTTACAGGTGTTCAAATTGCGAAGAGGATACAATAGAGCTTGTGCAAGAAGGTTTCAGGCTTGAGTCTTGGAGCTATTTACAATGAAAACCCTAACCAGCGCCGAGCTGAGGCAGGCGATTAATGATACGCACCAGCAGGCTTTGACCGAAAGCCCGATGAGCTTTGTTATGCGCGACCACTTGAACAAGTTGGTTATTGAGGAAATTAAACGCGCGACTACTCAGGAGTGCAATACCGGCGGCGCATGGATTCACAAGGCGCACAGCAGCAATCCGTACGCTGCCGAATTAGTGTGGGTAGGCAAATGAACGAGCCACTAACCAAAGAACAAGCCGCGCGCCTTAAAGCAATCAAGGCTGCGGCAGAAAAACTACGCGCCGAGCGCAAATTGGCGACTAGGCGCAGAATAGAAGAGTTGAAACAGGAGAAGCGGGATGAATAAGCAAGAATTGATTGATAAGGCAATTATTAGATTTAAAGGTAAATGGGCAAGCGCTGATTGGAAAGAAAGCAAAGAAAATAAGCATTGCTTAATTGTATTAAAAAAACCATTAAATGATCTTGATGAAGAAGATATTGAAGCTAATGAAGATAACTTTACTGGAGCGCTTAGGTGTGGAGGTACAGGGTTTAATCCAGAATTTTGCGAATTTGTTTGCTTAAAGAGTGAGTATTTTCAGCGCGCACTCGAGCTAGGCTGGATTAACGGCTACAAATGGGGTGTTGAATATCCGACTAATGGTAATAAGCCTGATTTGCCGGGTGATGCGGTGGTTTGCGCAACTTCACATACTGGCACATACCTTGGCAATCAGAAGGTTGGAAGCTCGAGCAGGCATTTGGATATTATAGAATCATTCAGCATAGTGGACGAGCGCTACAAGCCAAAACAGCCAGAAGTAAGTAGTGAAACAAATACAACTGAATTTGGTAAGAAGGAGTTTTTGCAGGATTTCTCTGTCATTGCTAATGCTGTAAAGAGTCCGCCTGATAACTCATGGCATGAACGCGGTGAGCTTCCTCCGGTTGGGGTTGAGTGTGTTATATTCCCAAGATGCAGCAAGGCGCGCATAACTTACATGGGTAATGGTGTCGCGTGCTATGTTGACCTATCAAACGGCCTTGAATATTCGTGTGCCACATCATCATTCGAATTCAGCCCAATGAAATCAGAGCGTGAAAAGTTTGTTGAGGCTGCTTTTGAAGTGCTCGTTAGTAAAGGGTTTGCACCTCAGTCAGAAGATGCAGATTATTTTTATGCACTATACGACGCTGGCTTTCGCGCCTAACTCACCACCTAGCAACAACCCCTAAACCACCATCAACAATCAGCCCGCGCAGCAAGTAGTCAATCTGCGCGGTGTTGAATACATCGCGCACTGCGGTTCCTGATTTATACGTTACAGACTCAGACAGGCTACCAACGGCAGATGATTCTGACTCAACAACGCCAGTTTGCTGCAAAGATAACGGGTCAACGAACAATCGCCCAAGCGTTTGCTGATATGCAGCCTGGAATAGCGCCGGTTTTTTCTGCTCATCAGTCACACCATCTTTGAACGTGTAGCGCGCATTAAGAAAATCATTTTCAGCAATGTAAAGCGCCGCATCTAAATCGCCTGTTAGGGTAATGCCGCGATTGTCGGCCCATGATTCAAGCTCTGCTGTGGTTGCTATTAGCATTATAATTCTCCGCGCTGGCGTTTGCGATTCCAAGCCCAAACAATAAAACCGCGCTCTACTATCAGTAATACTATGGCAATGTAAGATAAAGTAGTCATCCACGGCCAACTCTGGAACCACTCAAGCGCACCAGCTATCCAGCTGCCAATGGAAGTCTGAGATACGGCAGAAGCACCACCAACGACTGTAACAGCCTTACTCGTCATCGTGTGGCTGTATTCTAGTATCGTATTTGCTAATTCGTTTCTGTTCATCTGCTCTGATTATATTTCTGACACGGATAAAGCAATTATAGCCTAACGCGAAGACGATTAACAATGCTGCTGCGTCCATCAATAAATCCAGCATACTGCCGACCCCTGCTGATTAGATGATACAAGATAAACAAATCAGCGGCGTTTATCAGGTGCGGAAAGAATAGGTAGAAATACGTAACAGCGTCAGATACATAATAGTCCAAAGCTGCCAGCCAGTATAGGAAACCTATCAGCCATAGTGCCTGACGGATTTCTGATTTAAGTTTGATATTGACTGTGGCACCGATGAAATAAAGGATTGCAGCACAAATTGACAGCACTAAGCCGCTATCCGTTTTGATAAACATATACTCCCAGCATAGGTGCAGAGCCAGGATATAAGCTGCCTGTCGATTAATGAAAAAAGGCGCTATGAAGGCGGCGATTTTGATTAAATCTATGTCACTTGCGCTTAGTGTTATCACTGCCACCGGTCTTTTTGGATTTCTGTTTGCTGCCTGCCATTTGTCACCTCGTTAATTTAGTTGCGGTTTATAGCTCTAGGCTCAACAATGCGGCCTCATACACGATGTTAGCCGAGCAGGTTTGTTTAGTATAGCAATAAGCAACTGGTCATACCACTATCGAGGAAAATGTGTGCTATTTTTGTTTTGGAATTAATTGGAGGGTTTATGAACAAACTACAACGCATCGAAGAAATGGAAAAGCAGCTGGCGGCACTGCGCGCGGAGGTTGAGCAGGAAAGTAAGGTTGAGAAGTGTGAGCCGAAGTGTGGGGGTTTTTGGATTGACTCAGATGGGCAGGTTGAACACTTCAAAAACAACAAAGGCGGAATTGCAACCAATTTCGGTATGGAGCGCCAAACCCGCGAAGCCGCTGAACGCGCCCGCGATAAAATGCGCGTGTTTAACCGGCTGCTTGCCTATGTTGATGAGTTTGCGCCGGGGCATGAGTTTGAGAATGGTGAAAATAATTATCACATAAAAATTGAAGATGGTATTTACAGCATGGGGCTGAATGTGCGAAGAGTTACTATTGGCGCTGTCTACATGCCAGAAGCAGTAGCAATCGAACTCTGCCGCAAACTAAACTAAGGCGAGGTGGCTTTATGAGCGAGTGGATTAATAATAGATTTCCAGAGCATAATCAGCATGTCATCGTAGCCTGCGAAACCGCGTGGGGATGTGATGTTTTTGATGATCACATCTATAACAGCAAAACATGCGAGTTTGTAAAAAACGGAAATTACAGCGCAACATACGGAGTAACACACTGGATGCCGCTGCCTGAGCCGCCAACTAAATAAACCCAAGCCCTCGCTTAGAGGACTTTCTTTTACGGCCTTTCTTCCCAAACCAGCGCAAACGTACCTGTCACATCACCGCCAATAGCGGACAGCTTCAGGTGATAAACTCCCGCTGGCAAGCCGCGCTCACTGCCGACAGACATACCAACGCTAGACCGCTGAGCTGTTGCTCCAGCCGCCTGTATTCGTAGCACTTCAACAACCTGCCCGCCTGCCACAGTGCCGCCCTTACTGATAGCGACCTGCCCTGTATATTCAGGCTGCTCAGTCATGCGGTTTTTGCCCCATATCGGCACTGGGGTAAACGTGCCGCCCTCTGTGCCGCCTACAATAGCTTCAAACTTTAGCAGATTAGCGTCACACTCAAGCACCTGCTCCCACAGGATGAAATTGACAGGGCTTTCAAAGCGATAAACAAGGCTCGTGCCGGATGGAATGTCCAGCTCCTCACTGACGCGAAACTCTCGGCGCTCGAAGAAGCCGGTTTGTCCGTTGTCTGTGCGTAGGCGCGTTGTGTCTTTGCCTGGTGATGTAACCAGCTTACTAACAAACCAGCTTGATATAAAATCGAACATTTTACACCTCACAAAAAAGCCCCTTTCGGGGCTTCTGTTATTCTTCCTATGATTACTCAGCAGGGAGTAGTTTTGCCAACTCCTCAGCTGATAGCTTGCCGTTAAACTCAATGCCTAATTCTTTGAGCTTTTTAGCAATCTGCGCTTTAGTTAGCGGCCTGTCCTTTTCCTCTAAAGCTTCAACGCCTTGCGCCTTTGACAGCGCAGCAATCAGTTTTTCATCTTCGGTTTCAACATCGCCAGCTTTTAAACTAACAATGTTGCCACCTACAAACAGCTGCTTGTCTTGATGTAATTTAAAAAGCGCCACTTGAGCCTCCTTAATTACGCAACAGAAATGTTGGTCAGGCGAGCCATGTGCGTCTTGCTCTGGCGAACTTCCATTGCAAAGTCGCCTATGATGCGAGTACGCTCACCATCCTGACCGTTTTGCGTTGCGTCCTTGGTGCGCCATGCGCCTGAGTCAGAAGCATTACCAGCGGCCATTGGCACTACACTAATCATGCCAGCGTCGAAAATAACCAGCTCGTTGTCAGCCAGGTTGGTATCAACAACGATTTGGTTAACGTTACCAACCAGCGGCAAGTCAGAGGGCAGTCGCAGCAATGAGCCTTCATCAGCTGACCACTCGCCTAAGCGTTGGCTTGAGTAGTTGGCGGCAACCAGTGCTGACAGCTTACGAGCCTGTTTGATACCTACAGCGATGGTGTTAGCTGTGCCGCCGCGAGCAACGATTTCAGCATTTAGCGCGTTGATTTGGTCAAGCGACAATGCGGCAGCGGAGTTATCCACTTTAATTGCGCCAGTCTGGTCTAACCAGTAGCGCAGACCACCAGTGTAGGTGACAGCCTTGCCGCCAATAGTGGTTGCAACCTTGCGACCACGGACCAAAGCGCGATCCATTTGGATAGTCAGCTGGCGGATACGCTCACTGATTTGGAAAGCTAAGTCGTTAGTGTTGCCAAACTGAATTGTTGACAGCGCACGGCGTGAGAACTCAACAGCAGTGTCCATTGTCTGGAAGAAGTTTTCTAACGGGTCAGGTTGGTAAATACCGTCGTTTTCTGCCAGTGAGTTTTCCTCACGGCCAACAGAGTCTATAGTCAATACCTGAGCATCAGTTAACGCTGCAGCAGTGGTGCCACCGAAGCCCCGAACGACAGTTAAGTTGTTGCCAGATACAGCAGTAACCAACAAAACCTCTTCAGAGCCAGTTGGTGATACAGTCATGCCTGCGCGGAACTTGGATCCATCAGCTACCGGAACAGTTGTTGCGCCAACCAATACGGCAGCAGTAGTAGCAGAGCTTGTCGCATCAATGCGGAAGTCAAGCCAGCCCATTTTGTAGCCTTCATACGCTTGGCGTGCGCCACCCATGCCGACAACCTGCAAAATACCGGTGCGGTTAGAGCGTGCGATTTCAAACGCCTCGTTAATTACCTTGTCATCCAAGGCGGCAGCTAAAACGCCGCTCAGTTGCTCATTAGCCATTTAAGTTACCCCTTAAGGTTTGCTTTAATAAATCCGGTCAAGTCACCCTTTTTGCGAGCTTCCTGCGCCTCTGTATTTTGGCTACCAGATGGGGCACCGCCGCCACTATTGCCGTTTGCATTGCCGCCGCCTGTGGTGGCCAGCTCTGCTTTAATTAACCGGGAGAATCGAGGCTCTTTTGCAAGCTCCTTAATAAACCCGTCTTTGTTGACGCTCAAAGCACTGCCTTTTGCGTCGTGGTAAATCTCTGCGCCGGTGTCAGGGTCAACCTTCACACGGCTGCGGATTAAATCTGCAATCGCTTCGCCGCTGTCTTTATCAACGCCGATGGATAGCCCGATGTTATCCGCTAACGAGCTGGCGCGTGTCGCTGCCTGCTCAGTCTTAAATTCTTTCAGCGCTTCATTGCGCGCTTCTTCACGAGTGCGCTTTTCCAGGTCAGCCATTTGCTGCTGGTATCGCTCCTCAATGGCTTTTACATCGCCCTTGCTGCGAGCTTCTTCCAAAGCCTTAGTGCGAGCTGCTTCTATTTCGGCTGCTTTGGCAGCTTCAAAGCCTGACAGCTTAGCTTCTAAATCTTTAGCCCTCTGCTCTGCTGATTTATACTTGCCATCAACCTCGTCAAGCGTCTGCTTTAACTTGGCATCCTTCACCGGCACGTAATTATCACCTTCAGCCACAAATGCAGCTTTTGCTGCTTCTGGCAGCGTGTCGTAAGTTTCTTTATCTAACATTGGGCACAGCCTTCTGTTGTTTCATCCGTGCGGCACAGCCGCGATATATTCTCTGCAAGTATAAACTGGTCGAACCAGTTGTGCAAGGGTAGCAGTGTATACTGTTATTTTGCAAAGGAGGATTTATGTTCGATAGCATTTTTTCGCGTAAGCCAGTGGATAAGAAAGCAGCGCTAGCTGTAAATCAGTCAGTATGCTCCGGCGACTTTTTAACTAATTTAACGGAGCTTAGAAATGAAGCAAGGCGGATGCAGGATGCATTCATAAAAGGAGACTTAACGCCAGATCAAAAGGCGGTTCTGGCAATAAAGCTAAACGCAGTAAATCAGGCAATCAACAAGCTCAGAGTTAAACCAGAAAAAATCATGTCCGTGGCTCAGTGCTTTGTTAATATTTGCGAAGCCAAAATGTCTCAGCGTGATTTCTCAGCCACGCTGAAGCAAGCCAAAGCCATGGCTGATAAGATTAACGGTAAGACTTAGCCACCTAAGTGGCCTCACCATCCTGAACAGCTGGACTTTCTCGCGGCAAATTCGCAGCCAGCGTGCTAATAGCCGGAGATTCCTCATCCAGCTCTGCCATAATCTGCTCAGCGTCTTTCTCTGTCCAGCCGCCTGCGGACATGGCCTCAACAAACTGCATGCGAGTCATTACGCCGCGGTCTAACATATCCAGCATCACGCGAACTTCTTCAACGGTTAGCTTAGGCGAATCAAAGTCTCTCGGTAAGCTAATAACAATCTTCTCAAGATAATCCTCAACTGCATCAGGTTGTACAGCGCCCTCAAACATACTGCAATACGCAACCAAACGCCGGTAAGCGTTTTCGGTGTTGCTGGCGATGGTTTCAAGCGATGCGTTAAGCTCTGCCGCATCCATTTCGGCTTCCGTCGCCGTACGCTGACTGTCTGCCTTAGTTTTAACTGCGCCGCCCAGTTGCTGCAGGCGCTCAAGCGCCCTGTCCTCGTAATCGGTGAATGCGTCCATTGACTGCGAGCTGTTAAGAATGTCGTAAGTCACACCCTCTGGCAGATTGTTAGCCGCCAAGCCGCCAAGCTGGATTTGCTGACGGCCGCCGTTAACTGACTTGAACAGCTCTAAGTCGCCATCTTTCCAGCCCATAGTCATCAGCGTAGCTACCAACGTGCGGCGTGACTCCGCCCATTCAGCGCTATTGCGGTACATGGCTAGCGACTTCTCGCAAATCGGGTAAAGCATGCCTGGCGCTTTAGGTAGTGCGCCCACCGGCTTTTCATCATCCACAAGGATTTCAACCGGCAGCCATTTTAGCGGCTGACCATTAATCAATACCGGACTACGCTCAGACAAAATGCCGTCAACACGCTTCTGCTGGTAGTAGTTGCCGTTCTCGTCCAGCGCAAGGATTAAATAAACCTCAGTCTCAAGGTCGTGCGTCATGCTGTCATGGTTGAATGTAGTGGTTTCTTCCTTTAGCGCCATGTAAGCCAGCTGCATCTTTCCGTCAATGCGCTTAAATGCCCAATTGACTAACGACTCGCGTGTGTACAGCTTAATCGTTGCGCGCGGAGCTAATGCGCGTGCGTCTGCGATGGACAGCGACTTGGTATCGACGTTTGATAATCCTTGGTACTCAGCGACCAGGATAGTGAACTTGGTTTGAAACACCTCAGACACGGCATTGCTGATTGATGAGCGCAAACTGGTGCCGTCGCCGTCTGCGTTTTGCTCTAGGTAAGCGACAACCTCTGGCAGATCTACTGTAGTTTGTGCAGGGCGTGATTTGCCAAGCCAGCCGCGACGGGTTAGGTCGGCAAATCCGTCGAATTCAGCATTTTCTAAATATTTGGCATAGCGAGCTAACTGCTCAGGGCTATCAGGGTTGACCATGCTTGGCGGCTTAAGATAAGCCTGAGCCTTACGCTTAATCGTCGGGCTTCCCTCTACACAATCGCGCACCGTTCGCAATGGCTCGATAGCGTGCTGATAGTCTGGATGGGTTGTTATTGTGATAGCTGCCATAAAAAAGCCCTAAAGAGTTATAGGGCTTAGTATAGCGCAAAGCCATATACAGCGGCAACAACTGGTCTAACCAGTTAAATTATTTTAATAAACAGCTTGCATACTAAAACAGTTTGACTATAATAAACACATACCAAGCAGAAAAGCACTGGAGAGGCAAAATGAAATATGTATTATCAGCAGTTTTAGATTCAGGCGAAAAAGTTTACGCAACTTTAGTTGGTAAGATGGCACAGATTTCTACAACACAAAGCAAGTCTGACGCTGTGACTTTTGACCAGCGTGACAACATGAACATTAAAAAAATGTACTACACAACCTTTACCGGCATTAACTTTCAAGTGGAGCAAATTTAATGAAAGTTTTAGTGTCTTGCGAATACAGCGGAAGAGTTCGCGATGCGTTTATCCGCGCAGGGCATGATGCAATAAGTTGCGACTTGCTGCCGTCGGATAGTGATTTCGGCCCTCATTATCAAGGCGATGTTTTTGATATTATTAATGATGGTTTTGATTTGATGATAGCGCACCCGCCATGCACTCGCCTAGCAAATAGCGGAGTGCGCTGGCTTGCTGAACGGAATCTATGGGATGAAATGCAAGAGGCTGCTAAATTTTATCTAAAACTTCGCAGCGCTCCTATAGCAAAAAAGTGCATTGAAAACCCAATAATGCACAAGTACGCTAAAGAATTACTTGGCAACACTCCTCGCCAAGTTGTTCAGCCTTGGTGGTTTGGTGAGGAAATGTTTAAAGCTACAGGTTACGAGCTTCACGGTTTGCCTGATTTAAAACCTAGCAACAAGCTAACTCCACCAAAAACAGGAACTGAAGAACATAAAGCATGGTCTTGGGTGCATCGCTGCCCGCCAAGCGCTAACCGCTGGAAAATACGCAGCATTACACCAAATGGAATTGCAAGCGCCATGGCCGAACAGTGGGGTTAATTATGACCCCATCCCAAACGGCAAAACACCACGGCTGCAAGTCACTGGCTGAAATTGCTCGTGTAACCAAGCAGAGCGAACAAACGCTAATTAACTGGCACAAGCACAAGCCTGAGCTTTTTAGCGTTGTCTGCATTGGCGTGGCTAACCACCACGCTCCCGCAATTCCTTCAAAGTAAGCGGCTGCAGGTTTCTATCGGTCAGGCTGGCAATGTCCAGCTTACCCTGTCTGAATAAGGCTGCACGTTCAGGCCCAAGCAATTCATTCTGAAACTCTGGCGATTGGTCGCGGATGAACTCGGTTATTGTCGTGCTGGCGCGTATCTGCCCCGGCTTATCACCTTTGCTTGCTCTGGTGCCGGTTAGCTCTTGTCCTGATGCAAGCGGCACTATCGTCGTGCGGCAGTTGTGTGTAACGATATCATTGACAAGGTAACTGTTATCATCTTCAACCTCTAAGTTGTAAACATCTAAATAATTTGCTACAATTGAAATGCTTTCTACAACACAAGAGGTTATTTCATGTTTGAACTTAGAGATAAATCCTATTTCTCCAGCTTCCTCAATACTCACCACTTCTCCGACAGAATGACCCTCAGGGAAATTGAGAGAAAATTCAGTCTCGCTAACGGGACTATGAGCAGGTGGTGTAAGGTTCATGGCATTAAACCTATGAGCAGATCCGAGTGCGGTTCTATTGCAAGAAATAAAAACATCGCAGCCGGTATAGGCGTTGGGGAGGACCATTGGGCGAACGGTCTTAACAAGGGGAATAGCGAAATCCATAAAAAGCATTCTGAGAGAATGAAAAAAAGAAACCCTCTTAGCACTGAATCTGGCTATCAAGCCTTTATTCATGGGCAAAGAAATAGGCAGCTTAGGACCAAGGTTGTAGGTGAGGAGGCTCTTTGCAGATGGTTTGATTCTATTGGCTTCTCCGATTACGTAAGGCAGCATATAACTGATAATAGGATATCTGACTTCGCCCTTAGGAGTTGGATGGTTATTATCGAGGTTGATGGCAGGGGCCATGCAGGACGAAGTGATGTTGACCAAGCTAAAGACCTCATCTCCATCAAAAGCGGATGGATAGTTATAAGAGTTCCTTTCTGCAACAGATATCCCGACAGTGGGTTTCACGTCCTTTCTTTGATTTTGGAAAAGATTGTCCCCGACTTTAAGTACATCTGCCCTAACCCATCCTTTGCCCGCCAAAAGGAGAGGGTGGTCATCCGTTACTCTGATAGTCCTGCCGGTGTCCGTACGAATAACCCTGATCACGTCAGTATCAGGGCGCTTCCGCATAGTATTTAATACTCGCTTGAACCTTCCTTTGTGGGTGAGCACAAACTCACCCGCCCTTACTTGCTCTATAGGTTTCAAACCTGTAGATGTTCTTACTAGCTCACCACTTGCAACGGCATTAAAATGAAACGGCGGCATGCCTATTGGCGATTGCCCTGCTGGCCAGCCTTTAATGCCGTAGCGTGCAGATATTGACGCACAGGTATCTGACAGCCTGCTGTCGAATGTGACAATTGGCACTTCCCGCGTAACAATATCTGCATTAGCCGCGGCAAACGCCTGACGCCCTACCGACGCATAGTGCGTATAACCTGTACGCGCCAATGCCTCCGCCTCACGGCTTAGCAGTCCATCGAATAGAGTGCTAATTTGCTTGCGCGATTCGGCAACTGAGATTTGCCCTGCGTATGCTGTGCGCACGATGTTGTTAACCCGCTGCGCCTGACTGCCTAAATTATTGCGCACAAAGTCCGGCCAGAATCCTGTATTGTATTTTTCACCTGAGCGCAGCACCAGCATTGTGTTACTGGCAAGCCTGCTCACACGCTCAGCAGCAGCCGCAGTCGTACCGCTTGCAATCAGTTTGGCGTAAAACTCATTCTCATACACCGCCAGGCTATCAAGCTCAGTGGTTAACGCCGCCCATCCTTGCTGCTCGGTGATGATTTTTGTAATAGCCGTTTCAATCGCCTTAAGCTGGCGCTGCGATGTGATGTTGTCGTAATCAGCAAGTAACCGGCGTATGTCGCGCAGCGTCTTTGCTAGTGATGGCGCAATGAATGAGTTATAGCCGCGCGTTTCAAGTCGGGCCAATGTAATCTGGTGGCGGAGAATGTCATCTATGTTTATGTTAGGCACGGTTTACGCCTCTTTTTTGCCCGTGATTCAAATGGTAACCAAATTCTTTTCTTGCAGACTCAATTGCTGCCTTAGCGTCTATTATGGAATCAAAATAGCCGAGGTGCACGTCTTTCCCTTTATTTCTTATTTTTGCCCTAAGTCTGCCGTTGCAGTGCGCCACACCAGAAACTCCTGTTTTATTATTTCTGTATATTCTTCTGTTTTTGGAGTTTTCCTGCCTTATGACGCACCTTAAGTTTGATATATTGTTGTTTAGCCCATCCCCATCTATGTGGTCTATCTCGCCTTCCGGCATCTTCCCGTAAAAAAGAGCCCACACCGCGATATGGTTGGCTATTTTTACTCTCTTGCCAAGTATTGTTATTTGTAGTTTTTTGTATTTTAAGCCTTTAGTATCTGAGACCTCGTCCAGCGTTCCGGCTTCTTTATTTGCAAATCTAGCATTCCATTGTAAGTAGCGATTTCCATCATGCCTAGGTTTCCAAAAAACCTTGTAGGTTTCAGTGCATAGAATTAATTTATCTTGTATTTCATGTAATTGAACTGACATATATCTCCACCCTTTGAGATGCCCGATTTGATGTTGCGCCAACCAGCTTCGGGTGTAACTGGCTTTCGGGGATCAACCTAGGCGCAATAGTATTATACATCTTTTTTGTCTATAAAATCTAGCAATGCTGTTGCCATTAGCCTTGCCATTAACTACATATCCATCATACACCTGCCATGCTTGCAGTCCCGTATCGCTGACACGGGAATAACATGCACCTCGCCTGGTATTTCAACGACAAGGTGCGGCTGATGCTCAGTGATGTTTTTTATCATTGGTGCATTATAGCACTGCGCAACTGGTTAGACCACATTGGCGGGTTTTGTGTGGTAGATTGGGTTTTTGATTTTTGGAGAGTGATGATGAAAAAAACTTGGAATACAGAAGATGCGATAAAACTTTGCAGAAAGCTAGAGATCATAGCTCCGGAGTTTGGCGCGCACATAGCGCTAACTGGTGGACGCCTCTACAAGGATGGCGAGCGTAAAGATGTTGACATAATGGTTTATAGAATCAGACAGGCACCTCAAGTTGATAAGGCTGGTTTTTTCAAGAAGATTAATGAGCTTTTTGACATTGATTGGATTGATGATTTTGGCTGGTGCAATAAAGCAAAGTTAAATGGTCTTGACATTGATTTTTTCTTCCCTGACGACACTACTGGCGGAACTTATGGTGATGATGATTAGCTAGTCAACCTAGAAAGCAACACCTGGCGCGGCGGCTGCAGGTCGTTTAATTGGAAACACGAATGCAATAGGATAACCAAAAGAATCCGCCTGATGGTCTAAGCCTGATTTCTTGTCAGGCTCACCATTAGCATCATAAGCCTGCTGCTCAATACACTTGACTGTCTCAGGGCAGCGTTTCGTGTTTATGTAAAGCCTGCCCGTCTCAAACTGTTTCTGAACTGCGTTAACCCGGTCTTTAACTCGCGGGTTGCTGTCGTTAGCCTTAACCAGAAAGCCTGCCATCTTAAACATGTTTATGTCAGACACCGATGCACCCTTGCTGCTGGTATTTTTTCCGCTTGCGTCCGGGTATATGATCACCTTGTTTGTAGGGTATCGCTCGCCAAGCGTTTTTATGACGTAAGGCGTATCAAGTCCGCTATGTATTTCATCAACGCAGTGCCAGCCGTTAGGACGTTCAGCAAACACGCAGGCCGCCATTTTATTCACGTTAAAGTCTACGCCAACGTGCAGGCGCTCTCCTTGCTGCGGTGTCTCTGTGCTTTCGTGCTTATTCCGGTTGTAGCTTGTATAAACTGTACCAGCCTTAAGGTTGACAAAATTACCCCTCAAGTAAGCCTCTATTAGCTCCTTCGGGTAAGTCTCTATTAGCGTGTCGATGTAATCAGGTGGTAAATAATCTGCGTTTTCATAAGTTGACGCCTGAACCATTGAATAGCTCGGCGTCGGGTCTTCTTTGAACTTAGAGTAAACAAATAAAAACCCCTCTGGCGTGGTAGTGACGCCTATGCCGTTTTCTACGCCAGGTATCACCAAGCGCAAGCGGGCGACAATCTTATTCCATGCGCTGTTGGCTTTATCTTTTGGCAGCGTGTCAATCTCATCCACCAAGGCGCGGGCAATTTTGAAGCCTACAATCGAAGCGGGGTTATCCATTGAGCGGCAAATAACAGTGCCATAGTAATTCCTGCCGCGGTAAATATGAACCTCTTTGTTGCTCTCCCGCGTCTCAACGCGAAAGCCCATCAGGTTGGCAGCCTCTTCGAATGTCGGAAAGAAAATATCACGTATAGCGGGGTATGTTGGCCCAAAATAGCCTTGCACTGTTCGCGGGTTTTTAGATGCGAATATCAGTAAATCAAGGCAGCCGACAAAGGTCTTGCCGCTACCAAAGCCGCCAACGTAAGCGCGGTATTTGGTGCCAAGACCATTCAGGAATATGTTTTGCGGATTACTTAGGCTTAGCATTCGTCACTGTTACTTCATCAACAGCGGTGCGCACCTCGAAGTTAACGGTTAGCGGTTCAGCGGTGTTGCCTTCGCTGTCAACATTCTGCTGCTTATCAGTCCAGTTAAACCGGTTAGCAAAATACAGTTTCACAAGAGGTGCGTTTACCTCTTTTGAGTACATCATATTTTCTAATTTGTCTTCCCAGTGAGCTTGACTCCAGTCGGATGCTAATGATAATGCGTCCCGAAAGTCATCGTGAATTTTTGCCCATTCGTAGATGGTTGTCTTGCCAACCCTGATAAGTCTGGCGAATTGGATAACTGATTTTCCTTCGCCGCCAATGTAGTCAAGCGCCATCTGCACAAACTTTGGGTCGTACTTCGTTGGCCTGCCGAATGGCTCTCCGGTTTTCGTGGTTTTCTTTGCTAGCTCGGTCACTGACCTAACTCCTATCAATTAAGGCACCGCCTTTGTGGTGATTATAGCGCATAAAAAACCCGCTGTTAAGCGGGTTAGTAACCGAATCGCCACAGTGGTCAGCTGCTATGAGGGATAAACACAATAAACCCAGGCTAGCCAATTTGCTGTTGTCCAGCGCGCTACAACAAAGTTGGAGGACTTTAGCTAACGCTGCCACTCCGATTGGCGTTACGGAATAAATACAGTAACACAACAAAACAAAATAGTGGTATGACCAGTTGTTATTTGTAGGTTATTCCTGCTGCTGTTAGTGCTGCAACGGTTTTATTTTCATAATCCGTTACGCCATCAGCAGAATTGGGCAGCTCAACAACAAGCGCGGAGCGGGATGCTTGCCATGCGTACCACATGTGATGTGATGTATGATGATAGTAAGTTTCACCGTCTCGCATAATTGATACATTTTGACCTTCCGCCCACACCTCAAACTCTTCACGCATTTTATCGCTCATACCATCACCCCGTTAATTCTAACCATGTTATTAGTCATTCGCTGCGATTCGCGCCATGTGCCTTTGTGTAAATACATGGCATAGCGCCCGGATGGGTTTATCCGCCAAAGCATAGACTTGTATTTGTAGACCGGTGCGTCTATTTCTCCGTTGTGGGCGATTAAGTCGATTCGGGTTTCTGTTGGCCAGTTCATTTTCTGCACCTAAATATGAGCAACAACGAAGCAAAATTAACATGCTCTACGCGCCTCGTTTTTCTCTTTAGATAAGATTCAATATCGGTCATCACTCACCACCCTTAGCCTGCTGGCGTAGTTGGTTGGCGTATTCTTCTCCGGCTTTTTGCCAGTCATTGCAACTGCCTTTACTTCTCAGCCTTATTCCAGCGATAAACCCATCCCGCCCAGCCTGCGCCTTAACCTCTGCAAGGCATTGGGCTGGTGTTGACTGGCAAACTTCGTTTAACTTAAGACATGCCAAGCGCTCGTATTTTTCAAGCGCAGCACGTAAAGATGCTAACGCTACGGTTTCTTTCTCACTTGGCGTCTTGCGGCGCTCTATAGTGTCACAATGTGTTTGCAGGTGTGCAAGATAGCCACTGCCATAAAGCATGGATCGGGCATCCTCTATCGCGGAATTTTTATCATGGCGTGGAGCTGTGATTTCGCGACCATCAATGCATCCGTACCAAATGCCATTCTTAAACGATGAGTGCCGTGCAGGGTGGCACTGTGCCGTTATAGCAAATGGCGCCACTGAATGATTATCAGATTGTGTACATGCCGAAGATCGAAACGAGTTAATCATTTCAACTAGCGGATATGTATCATCCAGGTTTGGCAGCAACTCGTTTTCTAGAATATCGGCAGCCTCAGTAAGATCATTGCGCAACTGCTCAACCTGTGCTTTAAGCTCAGCGTTTTTTTTCCTTAATTTTTCATTTTCGCCATCTAGTATGGCGCAAGCTTCAATTGCAAGCTCTAACTCGTTATCAAGACTCATTCTGTATCTCCATAAATAACCAGCTTTCTAGCCGTATCATCAATCAACTCCAGCAGCGCTAAACAGCCGCCAGTGAGGATTACCTCTTGCATAGCCGCAACGATACGGTCATCACGGAATAACGCCTCCGACACAAGCTCAGGCGCTTCTATCCTTATCCGCGCTGCAGCATCTACCAATTGCTGCTCGCGCTTAGCTTCCTCGACGCTGGTGTCGATTAGGTTTGGTGGTGTTAGTAAGTGGTTCATTTCTCGCGCTCCAATTCTGCAAGTAGTGCGTCTGCGTACTGCGCTGATATTTTTGCAAGCGCATTCTTTGGCTCGCAATCAATCTCTTTAGCTCGACATATAACAAATTCACGCGCCTTCTCGTCCAGCATTGCTGTGCACAATCCCTGCATAGCAAATCCAGCAAAGTATTCGCGCTTGGTTAGTCCGCTGTGCATATAATGCGGCGTGCCTGTTGACTGGCAAAGTGTTTCGCTGTTGTTTTGCGGCATAGCCGGTAAATCTGCATTCTTCATTTTAACATCCTCCAATTAACCAACCAGCACTATAGCACCTGTTTATGCGGTAAGTGGTTTGACCAGTTTGCGCTGTGAACACCAGTGAATAACTAATGAACAAGTATCAAAAGAGTAATTCACCTGCAGAGGTCGCGCCATTGCTGTGTTTAACCACTTAGTGAACAACTATGAACAACTATATAGTAGTATTAATAATAGTGATATAGGGGAGAAATATACACCCGCGCAAATACGCTATTAAGAGTTGTTGTACACACGTTCACTTGTTCACTCTTTTAAAAACAATAACTTAGTTAAAATAAGCGGTGAACAACTATAAAAAAGCCCGCATTTAGCGGGCCTCGGTTTAAAGTCTTTTTGGTGGCATTATCAGGAACAACCCCTTCCCAGTCCTCCTGCTAGTTCCTAAATTCAACTTGCGAATTACCGAAGCGGCAGAATTCACATCTGCTTTTGTTGGTCGCTCATATCCGCATTCCCTTAGAACATCTGTAGCAGTTTGCCAATTTATCCACCTTGATTTATCGCAATCCCAATCGTAAGTTGTGAGTATTATCTCTTCAACGGGATCTGAAACGGTGAACTCCTCGTTATGACTATTTAGCTGTGACATTTCATCTGGTGTAAGATAATGGGAAGCTCCATCTAACCAAAGTTGATAAACCTGCGCCCAAACTTGCTGCATATCAATATCGTGGCTGTGGTTCAAATTAGCAACCTCAATCGTCCAGTATCGCCTGTTCCCTGTCGGGTCGTGCAAAAACTGCTTAGGGTTAACTGAGCCAAAGAAAACCGTTCTGCGTGCGTACTGGCTCTCCTTTCGCGCATAAGCACGCCGTAGCACATCCTTGTCGTTAGTGATAAATGCCTTTAGCGCAGCAATGTCAGATTTTCGGAATGTACTATCAAGCTCACCAAGCTCAACCAACCAGAAAGACACAGCCTGCTTAACGCTGTCGCGGTCATCTGGCTTAAGAATTACGCCATCTTTAATCAGGTTTTTATCCTCAGGGACAAGGGCTTTAAACCACTTTGTTTTACCTACATACTGCTCACCCTGAAATACTAAAACGCCAGAAGCCGAAACACCTTTAGGAGAAAAAGCACCAGCAATAGCTGATACCATCCAGCGCGTTATCAGGCTATCTTTCAAAATTACAGCTTGTTGGTTTTCAGAATCCTTTATTGTCACAGTGTCCAGTAAAGTACCAAGGTGATTTGCACCATCCCACGGCTTTGACTTAACCCATTCCGCAACAGGGTTGTACTGATTCTGGTCAGCCATATATGTTATAAAAGACTGCAACTTAGCAGTAGGCATGCTAAACCGGCTGCATTCAGAGTCAAGCCAAGCAAGCGATGCGTTACCCTCGTTGTCCAGACTAAACCGCTGTCCGGGTATAATTATTTCTTCTTCCTTGCTGATTACGTTGTACCTGACATTCACATTAAGCCGTTTGCATATCTCTGCAAGGTTAGCAATATGCGCTAGAGGCTTACCTTTTTCAGTGCAATATGGTAAAGGCTCATCAGGGTTGGCTATATGCTCAGTTTTAACTGTTGAAGGGCTTGATAGCTCAGCAGGCAAGTATTCCTGCGCTGGTTTTGTGGTTATTGGTTTTTTTAGCTCAATATTCAACAGCGCCGCCGCTGACTTAAACGCCTTTGAATAATCACCTTCGTTATCGTAGTAGCAAAATAAATCATAGCTAGAAACCGGCTTACCTGATTCCTCAGAGCAAAGCGGATCACTTGCGTGGTGTATCCAGCAGCGGTCTGCATCAAGCAAGTGAACGCCTGGCAACCCTGTGCCACTGTGCGGGCTTAAATACCGCTTACCCTTGCGTTTATACCCGTACAGCTCAAGCGCTGATTGTAGGTCGTTTGCAGCATTGTAAGCGCCTTGCACGTCTGGTATATCACCCTTGGCAACTGGCGCTCTGGTTGGTAACTGCTGGCGCTCTTGCTTAGGTTTCCACGGGCAGGCGTCAACCAGCTGCGGCTTAAATGCGTCCCATGCCTGCCATATAGCAAGCAACCACGCTGGCGGCTCTGGCCATTCAGCTAGCGACTTAGGCGGCTTTACTATCCATTCATAAGGCTGTTTTGTTTCAGGGTGCATAGATGGCGGAATTACGTCTTGCTTCTGAGTGCCGTTGCATGCCGTGCGAAGCTCAAACACTGTAAAATGTTTTTTGTTGTCGTCTTGCTTCGGCCAGTTAACCTTGCAATATGGCAAATCAACGCCAGCAGGCACGCGAAACATAATCCGCTTGCCGCGCCCGCGTATCGTTGGGAATGCGTCAAGCTCAGAAGCTGGTATACCAAACTCATCAAGTATGGTTTGAAATCCTTCGGCGTCGTCAATGTCTAGGCTACACATACAAGACGGACCAAGAGCCACTCCCATATTCCAATCTGGATTCAGTTGCCAATAAGCCAAAGCCTGAGCTGGCTCAGATAGTGTATTTTTACCCCAATCATCAGCAGTTGGGAACTTGCGCCCTGGCTCAATAGGCACCAAATGCCACCCGTACCGCTCTGCATAAATTTTAGCGTACTGCGCCGCTGTAGGTTGGTTACTCATCGAATAAACCTCCCTGCCACGCTTCTTCGTTCGACATAAATTCATGTATTTGGTAGCCGGTTGGCACTTCTGAATGCTTAATAAAAAGCTTACCGCCGTGCTTCTTTGTTTTTACAACCTGCCTGCAGTTTTGGCACTGCACGCAATAATGCTGAGTGCCGTTTGAGAATGTACGCCGCGCGTACCTGAGAAAGCCATTGTGATCGCAATCACCTTGCTTCATGTGCTCACCTCGAAAAGTGCGGAGTTCGCAAATCCCTGATTGTTAACCGCCAGTGTTAGCGGGGAAGTAACTTTACAGCATCTTCATGGCTGCGCGCAATGCCCGCAATACCGCCTGATGCTATAACCTGCTCTATAAAATTAATTTGCGCAGCGCTTGGCTTGCCTCGTGACGACTTAACTTCTATAGCTAAAAATCTCCCTGTTGGCTTGTGTATGCCAATTAAATCAGATCCACCAGCACCACCAACACCATACCGAATAAATGCTCCGTCGCTAGTGGTGTAGCTGCCTATATTATTACGCCATACTATGCAGCCAGCCTCTGTAAGCGCCAGCATTATTAGCTTTTGGATGTTTTGTTCTCGTTTCATTGCTGCAACTCCATATAAATACGCCTTGCCTCGTTAAAATCCGCCGGTGTCGGTTTTCTGTTCTGCCTAGCACACGCAGTAATTGCAGCCCATTGCGAAGCTTTAGCCATGCCACGACGCATGCCAAGCTCAACCAAGTCTTGCAGAGTTTTAGCCTGACCTTGTTCTTTTCTGGCTTCTTTGCGCACTGCTTCAATGTCTATTTTTTCAAGCTCACCATCAGACTGCTGTATTTTTCTGACTTTCTTTTCAATAGGCTTTCCACAATATGGGCATTTATCAGGTCCAGGCATGAAAACCGCATAACAATGCGTACATTGCTGCACATTGACATCTGGCTCATCATTTTGCTTTCTCTTTCCTTTTGGCTTACCAATTAAAGACCACTCACGCTGCTCACAAGGAAGTCCGTGTTTTAAAATGCAACCTGCATGGTCAAGAATTACAGCCGGATAATCCTTGCGCCTGAGCGCCCTGAAAACCATCTGCAGATAACGCGCAACTGATTGTGTTGGCCTTAGCAGAATGCAGCACTCTAAAGTAACATCCCTGCCAACCTGGGCTGAAAGGTCAAAGCCCTCAATGACAAGCTCGCAATTGACTAAAACCAGTATGCGCCTATCTGCCAGCGCTTCGCATATTTCTTTTAATTCTGCCTCCGTCGTGCTTGCGTCAACGTGTGCTGCAGGTATGCCATTATCATTAAAAGCCTGCGCTGTATGCTTACTGTGCTTAACATTGCAGCAGTAAACAACAGTGCGCTTGCCATTGGCGTATTTTTTCCAATGCTCAACAGCGTCACCAACAATAGTTGGTCTGTCCATAGCATCGGCAAGCTGCCCTATATTGTAATCACCACCAAGGTTTTTAACCGTTGAAAGGTCTGGATTTATTGGCGTTGTGTAGGCTTCGTATGTTGACAACCTGCCTTGCTCAATGAGCCATTTTGTTGATTTTGCTTCAATGATAACATCATACAGGTCACCAAGGCTTTTACCATCAAGCCGAATAGGTGTGCCTGTCAAACCGATAACAATAGCGCCATTTTCACGCGCCCAAGCAATAACGGCTTGGAACATATTGCCTTTGGATAGATGTGCCTCGTCAATGAATAGTATTTTAGGCGGCTTAAGTTTATCCATTCGACTGTGAACCGTACCAATAGTGCCAACCTGTATTGGCAGAGTTGATCTCATCTTGCCGCTTGTGATTAAGCCGTGTTCAATCTTAGCTTGCCAAAATGACTTGCTTGTTTGCCTTAGCAGGTTTTTGCGGTGAACAAGAAACCACACGCTTGCATTTGCATCGCGCTGTCTAGCCTGACTTGTTATGTAAGCGGCAACCACAGTTTTCCCAAATGCAGGGCTTGCAACACCTAAAACTGACTTAACGCCTCCGCGTAAAGAATCACGCAACTTGCTGACAAACTCTTGCTGATCTTCATATAGCTGGTAGCTCATACTCTACCTCGCAGGCTTAAACATCTGGCAAGAAATCGGGTCTTCATCAGAGCCGCCCATTGCAATCTCGCATCCATAGCTGGACTGTTCAATATTCCTATCTAAGCAAAATTCGCAATCTGCGCAACTAACGCCATCTTTCTTTGACCAGATAAACGAATGAATTGCGTTCATCGTGATGAGCGTAGGGTTTGCAGTGCCTGATTTTATAGATAGCAGAGTGTTGTAAGCTATGCCGGTCGACCTTGTTATAGCCATCAGGTTTATTTCACTTCTGTTTAACTGGTCACGCAAATTCTCGTAAATATCTTGCATAGTTATTTTGTGCATTTTATTGGCTCCATTGTATTGACATTGGTATGATATACGCATTATATTGCAATAGTCAACAACTGGAGACTGAAAATGAAAATAATCGAATACTCAGAGCTAACCCCAGAGTTAGCCGCATCAGGATGCCTTGTAACTGGCATGCCCAACGATGCTTACCATGCTTATGCTGGAATAAGTAAATCAGGCTTGGATTTGGTTGCGCGCAGTCCGGCGCATTACGCTTACCGCGCAGCAGTTGAGCCAAGCCGCGCCATGATCATCGGTAGCGCAACCCACGCAGCAATCTTTGAGCCTGATGTGTTTGCAAAGCAGTACATGCTACTAAAAGACGTAACAGACCGCCGCAGCAGTGCATATAAAGAAGCGGTAAAAGTGCATGGCGAGGACAATGTATTAACCGGCAAAGAAGCTGACTCTGTTGCAGGTATGCAGGCAGCATTGCAGCTTAACCACCATGCTAAATTGCTACTGGATGATGATTGCTGGAATGAAATAGCTTGCTTTGCGACTGACCCTGTTACTGGCGTTTTGGTAAAGTGCAAATTCGACAAATTGACTCGCGGACTCATTGGCGTTGATTTAAAAACAACCCAAGACTTGCGCGAATTTGCCAAATCAGTTGCGAATTACCGCTACCATGTACAGCAGGCGTTTTACGCAGATGTGTTTGAGTGGGCAAGCATTGACTACAAATTGCAGGCTTTTTACTTTTTGGCAGTGGAAAAAGACGCGCCAAATGCTAGCCGTATTTTCGTTCTTGATACCCCTTCAGTTGAATACGGTCGAAAGCTGTACCGCGAAGCGCTAAACACTTATGCAGAGTGCTTAGCTAACAATGAATGGCCGCTACCGGATGGCGGAACTGAATACATAACGCTTCCATCATGGGCAGCAGACCCAGAACAACAGGAGTTTTAACAATGGCAAATTTCATGCAAACGCTCGAAGCAAAATCAGACCAGCTTAACGCTACTGATATAATGGGCATCGACTTAGTTATCCGCATTCGTGATGCGCAACTAACTAACAGCAAAGACCAGCCTCTGTCAATATACTTCGATGGCGACAATAACCGCCCTTGGAAACCATCAAAGGGCATGCGCCGCGTGCTTGCTGCAGGTTGGGGTGCTGACACTGACAACCTGATTGGTAAATCTGTTAAGCTGTACTTTGACGAGACAGTAAAATATGCAGGAAAAGAAGTCGGCGGCATCCGCATCAAAGCAATGTCAGACATTGATAAACGCGGCATGGTTGTGGTTGAAGCAATTAACCGTCAGCAGCGTGTGCCGGTGCATGTTGAATACCTAAGCACTGAGCAGCCGGACTACCCAGCCGATAAATTTACCGCAGCACTGCCTGTAATGGCTGAAAAAATGAAAACCGGCGCAATGACACTGCAGCAGGTAATTGCTAAGTGCCAGCAAACCGGCAAGCTGTCAGCAGAGCAGCTGCAGCAGCTTGAAGCAGTTGCGCCAGTTGTTGTTGAACAAGAAGAAGATTTTGAACTGTAAACTAATCGCCTGCTAATGCGGGCAACTCTAAGAAGGTAATAATAAATGAACTGTTTCGTATTTAGTGGAAACCTTGGCAACGACTGTCGCACAGGCAACGCAGGCGGTCAGCCTGTTGTTAATTTCTCTGTTGCGTGCAAATCAGGCTATGGCGACAAAGCACAAACAAACTGGATTGATTGCGCGCTATGGGGCAAGCGCGGCGAATCGCTGCAGCAGTATTTAACCAAAGGCCAGCGTGTAATCGTCAGCGGCGAGCTTGGCACCCGTGAGCACGAAGGTAAAACATACATTACGTGTCGTGTGAATGATGTAACGCTAGCTGGTGACAAGCAGCAATCAGCTGGCACCGCCGCACCCCAACAGCAGCGACAGCAGCCAGCGCAGCAAGCACAGCAGCAACAGCGGCAAGCGCCAGTGGAGACGCCAATAGATTTTGACCAAGATATACCGTTCTAAATGGTATATTCTTAGATATTCCGTTATAATACCTCTGAGCAACCGGAGGTATTTATGAAGTGCAATAAGTGCGATAAAGAAAAAAATAAAATTGATTTTTACGCTAAAGATAAAACCTGCAAGGATTGCAGGAAAGAAATGGTCAGAATCAACAGGGAGAAAAACGCCGAATACTATAGGAAATATGACAAGGACAGGTTTAAGAATGACCCAATGGTATCAGCACGGCATAAGAGATATCAGAAAACTGAATCTGGGAAGGCTTCAGTAATTAAATCTAAAAAGAAATGGCAAGAGCAAAACCCTGTAAAAAGGGCTGTTCACGTCATAACTGGAAATGCAATAAGGTCAGGAAGAATATCTAAGGAGCCATGCGAAGTTTGCGGATCTAAATCAAGGATTCACGCGCACCACGATGATTATTCAAAACCTTTGGAGGTTAGATGGCTATGCGCAAAGCACCATCAGGAGTGGCACGACATTAACGGCGAAGGTCTAATATTATGAGCAGAATAACCCTAGACCAAATGATAACCAACACAAGACCAATTGGCTTAAGCATTGACGAGTTTAACCTGCTTGATGCTGAGCATATCGCAAGCATCGCAACGCGCGAAAACCGAGCAAAAGCACTTGAGCGGATACACCCGTGCAGGCGTGAACATGTAAAACATTTGGTTATTGAGTTATTCAAGGCTAAAAATGCTGGCATTTAAAATCACCCTCCAAAACGGCAAGGCGTTTACGTGCATAACGTATGAGGCTGAATGTGATGTGCCAGGTGCTATATTTGAGAGATTTGGAATTTACCCGATAGGAGTTTAGAAGTTATGAAATCCACCGATTTACTATCAGCCTGCGCCGCTGTGCAATCAGAACGCGCCAAGCAATACGATGCCAACGGTACAGGTGAGCGCAGCTTTAAAGCGGCAGCTGATGCGTTTAACGCGCTAACTGGTCAGCAGCTAAAGGGCTCTGATGTGTGCCTACTACTGGTGTGCGTTAAAGCTGTCAGGCAGTACAGCAACCCTGCGCGGGTGCATGATGATAGCGTGTTAGACCTGGTTAGCTATTCTGCGCTGTGGGGCGAGGAGCTTTATAATGAGCACTATTGAACTATACACAGAATTCGAAATAGCAACCGCTCAGCAATTAGCTTATGAGCGCAACCGTGACGAGCCTGCAGATAAAGACTTACAGGATGCGGTTAAGATTGCTGCAAAGTGGAATAAGCAGCGTCAAGCGCTTGGTTTGAGGCCGTTTCAGTGAAAGTAAAATACTGCTACCGCTGCGCCAACCATAAAGACGCCGCACAATTTACGCTATATCGCGGAGCTTGGTGGGCGCGCTGGTGTGATAGCTGCATGAAAAAACCAATAGGACTGGTGCTGTAACTGGTCAAACCACTACACAAACAAAACTCTGCTACGATTAGCGGAGTTTTTTATTTTAGGAGTTGTAAGGTGGAGAATAAGATAATAGTCACGGTATGTGGAACGTATCAAGTCGGCGAGAATGAATATGTTACTGATTTCATCTCAAAGGAAGTTGGTGAAGAATCAATATACGATTTGATCGCATGGGGAGAAAAAGTTCTTGGCAAAAAGATTTCTGTAAATGAATTAAAATTCAGCACTCTGGAGCAAAACTAATGCACCCAGCCACCCAAAAGTATAACCATAGCATCAACCTGTGTATAGCCCGACACATTGCTAGGGTATACGGCGAAAACGAAGCCAGGGCGATTACACGCGCTGCGCGGGTTATCCGTAGTGAAACCAAAGACACAGCCATGTATGAGCTTGCTGGATACCTTGGGCGAGATTTAGCGCCGCAAGCAGTCAACGGTAATCGCATGACAGGAGACGAGCAAAAGGTGATGTGCGTGTCTAATTTGGAGCGGGATATGCGCGCGGAAGGTTTGCTATGATAACCATCCTGGACACCCACGACAACAACCACGGCAGCACAGTTAAGCTGGCTAAAGTCGGCCATATGTATGACATAATCATATTTCACAACAACGGCTCAGAAAACACGCATCACGTAGCTTTGGCTAACATCGAAAGCGAATCTGATGCGCGCGCTGCGTTTGATAGTGCTGTAACTGGTCTTACCAGTGTAAAACAGTTTGCAACTGCCAAAGATGGCAGCTAGTATTGTCTGTGTAACCCACTGGAGGATAAAAATGACAACACACCAACAAGTTGCCGACTATCTCGGAGTAAGCATCAGAACTTTTCGACGCTACAGCCCTGAGCGTCGGGAGCGCCTAACTAAAGATTGCGAGAGCGGCATTAACCAGCAAACAGCCGACTTAGTGGCGCATCTGCACCGCGAAGTGTACAAGCACAACGAAATTACAAAGCGCTACGCTTTTGTATCAATGCTAACAGGTGCATTTAGCTTGGTTATTGACGGCGTTACGCACTTTGATTTAGCGCCACTTAATCAGCGCAATTTAGCTCTGGCAATTAAGAAAGTACGTGGGTTTACTTATGCGTGACTACATAACTGACAACGTATCACCAGAGCACCGCGCCAAGTTCAGCAGTAATACATGGATTTGGTTGATGGCTGAGGTTGTGGGTTTATTAACGGTTTGTGCAATGTCATTTGGAGTGATAGCGGGATGAGTAAATTTACTAAAGGCACATGGCTGGCAATAGATGGTGATAGATTCTCAAGAGAGATGATTATCACCAGTGATGAAAGAATTGAATGCGAAGTTATACCAATCTGCGAGCTTGACGTATATTTCGATGGTGAAATAGGCGATGAGCAAAAAGCAAACGCCAACTTAATTGCTGCAGCACCTGAGATGTATAAATTTTTAAATGATATAGCAAAAGGAAATGGCGTCGATTACCAAATAGAGCAGCTATTAGCCAAAGCACGGGGCGAAAAATGAACTACGAAAACGAAAAACTAAAAATCCGCGAATGCAAAACAATTTGCGGTGTATATGGAGTGCTTGAGCGTGCCGGACTGGACACAGGAACACCGCTGAGCACATTAAACCGCCGCGCTGTACGTGCGATGCACTTTAAAGAAGCGGAGCTTATACAGTGCGCTATGCACCGTTTGGCGCAAATTGATTACAGGGAGTGCTGATATGACAACCGCCCTATGGATAGCAATAGTAGTATTAATCAGCATTATAGCAATGCTGCTGATAGACATAATCAACTTGCACCAAACAATGCGCCTGCACGATGAGGCGCTTGATTTTAACTTAAGACTCATGGGCTTTGACGGGCTGCATGATGTGGAGCAGTGAAATGAAAACAACAATAACCATAGCTGTGCTCGTAATACTTGTGCAGACAACCGTACCGGCACCGTTCAACCACCTGATTTTTGCCGCTGCAGGCTTGTTGTTTGCTCGATACTTTTACCGCAAAGGCGGCAGATGGGGTGATGATTACCAGCGCACAGCATGGCAATGCACAAACTGGCAGAAGCAAGAGCGCCGCCAGGCTATGGAATCAAACTGCTTATGGTATCGCTGTAGCGTTATTTTTACTGCGCTGTTTTTGTGTGCGGCGGTGGTGTTATGATCTTTGAAATGGGGGACGATACACTAATAGAGCAGCTTATTAAAGATGGCTTAACGTGCGAGCAAATAGCTAAAAAATGGGAAGTGACAACCGATAGGCTGAAAACATATTGCAAGCGGAAAGGCGTCAACCTGCCTGTCTCGCCAAAGTCTAGAGCGAAAAGAAAGCTTCCTGGCAACACTGCTCGACAAGCCGTTGAGCGAGGTGAGCGCAAATCTCCAACGGTAAACGTGATAATTAAGCTTCACAAGGCGAAATGCACTGTTGACCAAATAGCTGCAAAAACCGGAAAGACAAAGGAATATGTTCAGCGCATGATTGATGTATTTTGCAATGGCGATAGGATGGCCAGACACAGGAGCAGGTACAACGCAGTTAGCGGATTTGCAAAAGAGTTCAGAGTAACGCTAAAGGATGCAGCGCGCATGCTAGGAACGTCTTACACTGCCTATCAGTACAGCGGAAAGGTGCTTGGTCTAATGAAATAAAAAAGCCCCTGCATAACAGGGGCAATGTGCCACTGGAGATTGTACTAGGTTAAACTGATGCTTGCAGATTTCAGGGTGAATTCACCAGAAGCATTAAAAGACGTATCGCCGCTTGATATAGCAGTTACATCCTTAACTGTTGCGCCATCCCAAACAACATAGTGTGTTACAGCTTGCCCTGCTGAAGCACTAAAGTCAAGCGGAGTTATATCGATAGTATCAGCATCTACAGCTGCATAAACAGGCGGTAGGCGTACATATCCGCCACCTGATATTTCATTAGCTGTACCAGCCGCAGTAGGGTCTCCGTTGTGCAAAGAGATAGCATCAGCCGTAAAAGCGGCTAACATTTGGGTTTTTGTGGCAGCTGTTACTGTCATGATGTAATCCTCGATACCATTGGTAAAAATTTAACTTCTTCCGATAAAATTGCAATGTCTCGACCTGATTCGGTTCTGACCATGCAATCGTGTTTGTATTTCCCGTTAAGCGACGCTGTTTTTGTCTCATCAAGCTTTATTGTGACCGTGCCGCCTTCGTAAGTTATTCCACCATCAGCAAATGTTGATGTGGCAAGAGCCGCACCTGTGACTCTATCGAAAACAGTATAAACACCGGCAGTTATTGCTGGCATTGGCTGTCCGTCAATTGTTGGAATGACATCAAACTCAACATCTGCGGCCTGATAAAACTCAACCATTAATGACAACCCTCTGAATATTAGTCTTTACCACCAAACTCTCAACTTCAATCTGAGAAGTATAGCGCTGAATATCTGTGTATAATACCACACTCGGCCTTATTACTGGAATAACACCACTGCCGATTGATATGGCTGACAACTCGGATATACCATGCCCCAATGAAAGCATGTAACCAGCGCCATCGGAATGAGCTGACAAATCAGATCTGCCTGCGCCACAGGCTTTCGCATATCCAACTCCGAAAGCCTGAGCAGATATCGCAGAATTACCATAGCCATTCGGCGTCAGGCTTGGCGACAAGCCAAAGCCATACGACGATGTACCGGCAATAGAATGTCCGCCACCAGCATGAAACGAATAACCTTCACCGGCTGAGCTTGGCTCAGCAGATGACAAGCCAGAGCCAACTGAAGATCTGTAGCCGTAAGAAGCCGTGTTTATCTGCAATTCTGATGAGCCGTAGCCTGATAATTTTGCATATCCAAACGCTGACACTAAAGCGGCAGAAGAAGAGACCCCATTGCCGCTAGATGCTCTATATCCAATGCCACTGGATGATGTTATCGCTGACGACTGTCCAGATCCTTGCTGCGTAGATTGCGGATCTTCTGCTTGCGGAAACGCACCAAAGCCGTATGATGTAGACTTTAATCTGTAGTCTGCTGCCGCAACATCTTCGAGCTGCGTTGCACCAGTTTCGCCTGTTATCGTTCCTCTGTTATCAGCTGTGACGATATTTCCGACTGTTCCGGCAAATCCATCATTGATGTAATCAACGTAGTTTGTACGACCCTGTGAGCCAAGGGCTAGGATATTATCAAGCGCAACCGTACATGAACTACCAGGGCCGAGATAAACGCTTTCCTGTGCGCTTGATCCACTTGTGTTAGTCGGCGTCACAGTCATGCGGTTAATCGTGCCTGTTATGTCGAGATTCCCTGACAATGCAGAAAAATCCAACGCATTGTTGCTTGCGCGAGGCATTAAAACCAAGTCTTGAATGTCAAGCTCGTACTGACTATTTGCGTTTGTTGACACAAGGGTCAGATACATTATTGATGTGCCGCCGTGGTAGTTTGGAGAGCTGCCGAACGCACACTTATTAATAGTCAGGCTTCTACGCTGCGTCGTTGGATAACTTGCAGCGAATCGGAAAGTTTTGTTGTTGTACCCTGCAGTGACGTTTACATACAGCCCCTGCAACAACAAATCAACATCGCCCTGCTCTATGACACTTGATGTGTGCGATATTCTTGCACACGTTGACAAGTTGTAACCGTTGTATGCCTGACCATCAGCGGCTACCAACCCTACGCCTTGAGGCCAGTCGTCTGATGCTGCTTTGTGAAATAGCAGCGTTCCGCCAGAGCTGACAAGTCCGTCAACAACGCCAATCGTCATTTCACCGTAGTTGTTTTTTATCTCAGCAGCACGCCACGCCTCAACGGTTGTATAATCGCCTGTTCCATCTGCTTTTATTATCGCATATTGCGGCATTAGCTATCCTGCCCGTTTGATTTATTTAGAGCGTTAACGCATGCCCATATAGAGGTAATTAGAGTTGCGGCTATGGCCCCGTAAGCGCCAGCAACCTGCATTGGGTCTGCAAGGTTTTGCAGCTTATCAACAATATACCAAAGCAGAATCTGGCTGTTTACTATCAGACCGACCTGAATTAGCCGCATCTGCCTCAGCGTAACGTGGATTGGCTGTGTCCAGATGAAGCCAAACATGTTATTAATTATCTGCCAGGCTGTCATACGCTAATTCACAGGCTGAGCCACGGACTCTTGATTCATCAGCGACTGCTGCCAACTCTCCCGCTCTTTTGTCAGCGCGGCTGAACAGCTCGGCAAGCACAGTGAGGTCGGTTGCAATTGCCGCGCATTCTCGGCTAACGGTGGTACTGTCGGCACGTCTGTTTGATTTGCGCATGAAATCGCTGAGCTGCTGCTGCAAGCTGTTAGCTGCATTATCAGCAATAGCAGCATCATTTTTAGCGTCATTGAGCTTTTTAGTAGTCTCACGGCTGATTACCTCAAGTGATTTAATGCGGTTTTGATATTGCTGTACTGCTTCATTTACAGCGGACAGCTGGTTTTGCTTGGCTTGCTTTTCTGCTCTATCCCATTTTGATTGCCAGATGTTGTCAGCTAAAAAATAGCCCATAGCGACACCTGCTACTGCTGAAACAATTACTAGCTTTCCGCTAATCATTGCTTAAGCTCAAAGTGTGGCATATCAACAAATGTCTTCCAGTTGCCGCCCCACGTTAATCCGACACCTAGCTTATCAGCTGCCTGCATGATGGCATCAGCCACAACAGTTAAGTGCACCTTATCCCAGCTTGCCTTGCCGTCAATGTATGCAAACACATCAAAAGCGTTACCGGTTTGATGGTTTGATTTTTTAACGTAGCCGTCAAGTTGAGACTTGCCAGCTTTAAACAGTGCATTCTG